CTCATCATAAACGTGTCTACTCTGAAGATGCTTTAAACTAGGAAATCCTGTTAGAATCATCTCGATAGGAACACATGCCTTTCTTAGCAACTTAGTAACACACACAGGAGGTAATGTCTTTATATGCTCACTAATTATTTCAGGTACCATTGCAAATGATAACTTTAATCGTTCTAACATAACATGATAGACATGCTCTAAAAACTCATGAGCTACAATGTTAATTCCCATATTATCATACGCATTACCAATACAAGACAGTAGAATATCAATATCACTTCGGGCTGTCTCACCCAATCCATAAGGTAATTTCCAGTAATATTTCCAAATAGGGCGATAAGGAACGACTTCAGCCATAAGATCAGAGTTACTCTTAACAAAGTACCTCTGAAGAAACGACACACCCATACTACGAAAACCACCAAACTTATCAGGCTCAGACAACAAACCCCCAACATATGCATCCTGAATCTCCATATCAAAATACTCGTGTACAAAGTTAGCAAATGAATCAGGACCCATTATAATCATTAGATCCTCCGGCAAGCCAACAATATGATCATCACCATACACAATCGCATTTATATCATTGGTCTCAAAATATCCATCAATGCGCACTCGATACAAGGGGTTGTTAACATAAACAAAAGAAACAAACAAAAAGAATAAAAAACCAACAATCCAACTATCTCCATGAGAAGTCTCATACGTCCCGCTAGGCATAACTCCATACATAACAACCCAACGAGTTAAAAACTTATGAACGACTTTAATCGACAAGACATTGGCTGACCACTCCAATAAAGTCTTATATAGTTTATATTCTTTCTCACTCATCACCTTTTCATTTAAATAAACAAGAGCTTGAGTTGAGTACAACATTAACAGAACCAATTTTATACTCTTATCCAACTTTTTAAAATCACCTTTATAATAAATCAAATTCTTCTTACCGTATCCCAATTGACGTGCAAGCTCATAAGCACCACCAAACCACCATCTCATACCTACTTTAATCATACGACCACGCTCTACCAACTGTCGTTGACGTTGTACCAAAACAGCAACAACATAATGAGTACAATAAGGTATAAAATACTCACGGCACTTATCATATGTCTTTTTAACATCATCCTCAGTCACTTTGTCAATATTATTAAATACCTCAGACTTTGCAGTAATTTTACACGGTTGGCGAATCAAATCAAACTGACCAGTCTCTAAATACGTTAATATCGCATTATCAACAGACTCAAACGCATACGAAAGCTGTTCCATTTTCTTACCATTAACCGAAGCTACATACTTCACACCACCTTCTTCAATGACCATTGTATCACCAGGCCTAATTCCAGACGACGA